TAGTCATCAAGAGCGCGTTACCAACGCGATTGCCTCCGTCGCCTGTACATGGAGATTCGAAAAATCACCAGACTGGGCTGAAGATTTCGCCATTAGGCGTTATCTGAAAAAGATGGAGTCGCCTGATGCATCGTCTGCTGCAGAGAGAAGGCTCAGAGCTTTCAACGACTTTGTGGCGTACGACACGAACCTCCGGTTTCCCAACCGGCCGCCAGGTAACTGGTACAAAGCGCGCGCCCGCATCCATCAATGGATGAAGGCTTTCGTTCTCGGACCCGTATCTATAACGAACGGATCAGAGGCCAACTCGACTCACGGTTTGAACTCTATAGAGAGTAAACTAATGAGGTCTAGCTGGGAATGTTCTCCTAATTGTTTTGACCTGTGGGCTAAAATCGCCTACGGGAATATGGCAGTGAAGAGGGCGTCACGAGCGCGTTTCCACGCACTCATGTTGCATGACCGTAAGGCCATACGCTCGTTTCAACGAGAGTCTTGGGCACTCTACAAAACCTCTAGGAACCCTGGGTTTCTATGTTTCGTCAGGATGCTCAGAAAAGTGACTTTCGTCCGCAATGCATCACGTTTCTCAGTTGTCCCAAAGGACAACGAAAGGGATAGAAGCATTGACTTGCAGGCCATATGCAATATGATCTCTCAAAGAGCGATCGGCGATGGTCTCCGTACCTTATTAAAAACGAGGATCGGAGTGGATCTGAATCAGTTGGCCGATAAGCATCGGCTCCTGGTTCAAAATCGTGGCCTAGCTACGATTGATCTAAAGAATGCTAGCGATAGCATAACGCTTGAACTAATCGAATTCTTGTTCCCGAAATGGTTTTTCGAGCTGATTTCTTCGGCTAGGATGCCATTTTTGGAGGGACTCGATGGGCACTATCACGTGCTCAAGAAGGTCTCTTCAATGGGGGCAGGTTTTACGTTCGAGTTGATGACCACATTGCTGTTTGCCATCGGGCTTGAACACAGTAGTGAGTTCTCGGTGTTCGGGGATGACATCATTCTTCCGAATGAGGCTGCCCATGCTTTAATTAGCG